CCGCAGCTGGCCGACAACGCCACCGATGTGATGGACGACGGGGCGGCTAGGAAATCGGCCGTCGCCGTCATCGTGCCCGACGTGTAGGCGGTGATCCGGACCCGGAAGTAGCGGAAGTTGACCGGTCCGGCGTAGATGCCGGTCGCGGTCGCCGTCGTGGTGGGCGACGGGGACGTGCTGGTCGCCAACGTCAGCGGCACAGCAACCCAGCTGCTGTTGTCGTTGCAGCCCTGGAACGTGACCGTGCCCACGCCGAACGCCGTCAAGTGGACGGACACCCACCGGTAGGCCTCCACGTCGGTGGAGGCGATGACGTCGGTGTTGTTGGCCGACGCGCTCCCGGTGACCTCGGTGTAGCCGCCCACCGTGGGCAGGCCGTGGGTGGCGTCGACGTCGGTGGCCGACCCGTCGGCCCCGTACTCGACCTTGACGCGCTGGTGCTTGATCCCGCCGATGTCGTCGGCCGCGGCGGTGTCACCTCCGGCCATCGAATTCAAAACGACGTTGTCTGCCACATCTCACCCCCGGTTAGCAGTAGGTGACGACGATGACGTAGCCGGGGGCGCCGTTACCGCCCGCGCCGGAGTTGTTGCCGTTCAGCGACGCCCCGCCGCCGCCGCCGCCCGCGCCGTAGGACGTGCCGCCGCCGCCCGCCCCGGCCGCACCGGTGATGCTGGACCCGCCGCCGCCGCCGCCCACCGACGGCAGTGTGCCGCCGCCGGAGGTGGCTGTGCCGCCCGCACCGCCGCCCGAACTGCCGGGGGCGCCGCCGAGCAACCCGTTGTGGGTGCCGCCCCGCCCGCCGGCGGACACCGCATCACCCGTGGTGATGCCGCCGCCAGAACCGCCGCCGGTCGCGCCACCGGACACCGACCCGGCCGCACCGTTCGCGCCGGCCCCACCGCTGGTGGACGCGGCGGCCCCGGCACCGCCGGAACCGCCGGAACTGGACGCCCCCTGCGCACCGCCCGCGCCGCCCGCGCCGGAACCGCCGCCGGAGCCCGGTTGCGCGGGGTTGAACTTGGAGAACACCTCGTCGCGGAAGTAGGAGTAGCCGCCGGCGTTGCCGTCGACGCCGTTGGTGTCGTTGGCGGTGACCGCTGCCCCGCCGGCACCACCACCGCCGGCACCCACACCCTCGGTGGCGCCCACATCGGACGCGGGGATGGTGAAGGTCGACACGCAGCCGCCGCCACCGCCGCCGCCGCCCACCCGCGCCGTGGCCGCCGCGCCGCGCCGACCCGACGCGCCGCCGGCCCCGCCGCCGCATAACGTCACCTGCACAACCCGCGCGCCGGGGGGCTTACGCCACGTGCCGGTGGTGTCGGTGGTTGCCCCGCCGATCCACGTCTGCACGTCAACCGAGTTGCGGTAGCCCTCCAGCAGCTGCCAGTTCGCCCCGTCGGACATGACGGTGACCGAGGCGTTCTGCGACGTCAGCGGCCACGTCGTGACCCCGTCGATGGTCTGCGAACTGGTGGTGGCGACCGTCACCAGGTTGGCGCCGGAGTTGACGCGTTTGACGGTGAACGCCTGCCGGTCAAACCCGCCGCCGTCGGCAGGGTGACCGTGAACGCGGCGCCCGACGCGTCGGCGGTGACGACCCCGTCTGCGGACGTGATGGTGTACGCGGCGGTCTTGTTGGCGTAGGCCGGCACGTTCGGGCCGCGGAACGCCGACGCGGTGACACCGGCGGTGCCGGCGTTGTTGATCTGCACGGTGTCGGCGGGAAGGTTCGCGGCCAGGGTGCCGGACGAATGCCCACAGTTCTGCACCCGGGAGGACACAACTTCGCCGGGCACCAGGTTGATGTCGTACACGCCGGCGTTGAGGGTGCCGCCGTGCCGCCCGGATTCCTCGACGATGACGTGTCGGCTGGCCAGCCCCCCGGTCGCGGTGGATTTCCCCACCTTGATGAGGTCACGCATGTACGCGCCGCCCGCGTCCCACGAGTAGCAGCGGCGCACCACCAGGCCGTGCACCGAGTAGGCCTCGATGAGGCCGCCGCGGTTCTGTTCCCCGACGATGTCTTCGAATACGTTGTCGTACAGCCAGTTGCCGTTGGCGTCGGACTCCAGGTAGAACGCCGGTGCGGCGGTTGAGTCGCCGGAAAACACCCACACGTTGCGGAAAATGTTCGCGTTGGTGCCGCCGGCGTTGCTCGTCATGTACCAGCCTGCGACTGTGGCGCCGGCCGGCCGGTTCAACTCGCAGTTCTCGACGAGGTTGCCGATCCAGTCCACGTCCGCCAGGTACAGGATCGACCGGTTGTTCGCCGTCACGGTCAGGTAGCAGTTGCGGATCCGGGAGTGGCTGACATATCCGGAGCCGGTCATCACGTGCCCGGTGCCGGCCACCAGTTGCAGGTCGCAGATTTCGATGTCAGAAATTGCGCTGGCCCACGACAGGACACCGGCGGCGCCGTTGATGCGGCAGTTGTTGCGGGACAGCCCGGCGAGCCGGACGTGCGTTTTGGGCGTCAGTTCGGTGGCGACCCGGTAGGTGCCGGGTGGGATGAGGACGGTGCCGCCGCCGGCGGTGCTGGCCGCGTCGATGGCGGCTTGGATCGCGGCCCGGTCATCGGTGGTGTTGTCTCCGACCGCGCCGTAGTCGCGGACGTTGAGGACTTGATTCTTAAGGGTGCCGTCGGCGTTGTGGGCGACGCCGAGGAAGCCGTTGAGGATCGGGCCCCACAGTCCGCTATCGGCGGCGGGGGTGGGGAGGCGCTGGGTCACAACTCACCTCCCCCCCTTGTGCTGGTTCACTCGCGGGGTGGTGGCGCCCCGTAGATGTACCGGTGGAGCGCGGCGCTCAGGTCGGCCTCGTCCTGATCGGTGCCTGTCTGGTAGTCAGTCAGGTCGGGATAGCCGGAGTCGGCGAGCGCTGTGGCCACGGCCAGGACCAGGCCGAGGTCGAACCGTGGGTCGGTTTCACCGTTGTCGGATACCGGGTACGCCCGGCCGGGGGGAGGTATCTCGGCTGGCACGGGGAGCCCGCCCCGGGTGCGGTCCAATTCCCGGTCCAGTTCGGCGGCCAGGTCGGGCAGGAGCCGCCGGACTTCGGCCTGCGCGCGGCGGTGCCGGTCGTCGTCTGTCCCTGGTAAATCCCACGCGCGGATGATGGCGTCGAGCGGGGGCAGGCAGCGGTGTCGGATGGGGTCGGCCATGCCACCGAGTATCGCGGTGCGGGCCGGCCAAGCCCCCAGCAAATTGGAACAACGTGAGCCCTGACTCGGCACAAAGGCACCCGTCAGGATATGGAAATCGTGGCCGTGCAGGTCCACGTGGCACCGCTGACCTTCGTTCCGAGGCTCACGATCTTGTGGTTGAGCAACGTCGCGTTCACCGTGTTCGCAGACGACACGGTCGGAGTACCGATGTCGATGCCGAACTCCTGCCACCCGGCGGTGAAATTGCCGTCCGCCGTCCCGAATGTGGACCTGAAGGTCATCACGCCCGCCGACACCGTCGGGTAGGTGGCGTCCATCACCTGAAACCACCGGTGCGTCGACCCAGCAGCCGCGCCCAGGTCCGTGTCACCCACCGCCGCCGCCGTGGTGGAGTCACCCACCCCGATCCGCGCCGCCGTGTTCGTCGCCGCCTGACCGCCACCACCGATGATGAGCGACGTGATACGCGTCAGGCCCGCCGTGGTCAGCAGGTTCCCCTCCGCCTCCGCAACCTCATCCGGGGCGATCCCGAGGCGGGCGAAGTCGTCACCCTGCGGCGCCCGCTGCCGGCCGATCTTCCGCACCGCGTACTCGACCTGGTCGGGGCTGTACTTGTCCACCCGGATGCGCGGAGACCACAGTAGCGACTCCTCCCGGGCGTGCAGGGACGCGGCGACAGCGGCCGTGTCGTCAAAGCGGGACGTGTCGACGCGCATGGTGGTGCTCCTTCGCGGCAGGCGAAATCGGGTGGGCAGCACAAACGCCGCCAGCGGGTCGGGCTGGCGGCGTTCGTGAATGAGGTCTGTGATGTGCGGTCAGTGGCGGCGGTAGAACCCCGCCGGAGGACCCCCGGGGGGAGTCAGATGCGCTCGAAGGTCACCGCGTTGCTTGCGGGGTCGTCGCCGGATCGGCGGTAGCGGTACTTGCCGGCGGTGTCGAGCGTCAGGACTTCGCCGTCGTAGGCCCACGACTCGGCGTTGTCGAGCACTTCCCGGGATATGGAGATCACCCGGTCGGCGTGCATCACCGTGACCGTGCCGTCGAGGTAGCTCCGTCGCAACGCAGTACCCAGGCGCTGTTGTGGCCCATGGTCCATCAGATAGTCCTTCCGTTGTCAGCGGCGGCGGGTGCCGGCGACGCGTTTGGCGACCAACGCCGCCACGTCGTCGGCGGTCAACGGCCGACCGGTGGTCACGCCGCCCGTTCGGGGTCCAGTTCCAGGAGGGCTTGGCGGCGGCGTTGGCGGTACCGGGTCACCCACGCTTCGTCCACCGCCCTCAGATCAGCGGCGAGCGTCTCCGCCGGCTTCTTCGCCTTGTCCTTCGCCGCGCTGCCCGTGTCCGTGGTGGGCTTGTCGCCCGGCGGCGTGGTGCCGGCCGGCGGGACGGCGCTGTCCTGCCCGGCGAAGGCTTGAAGCGCGTCAGGCACCGGCGCGGGCTCCGGCTTGATGATGGTCACGGCCTTGCCGTTCTGCGGCTCCTCCGGCTCCAGCGCCGTGCCGCGCAGCTTCATCGCCACCCCCGCCTGGCTGCTCGCCTCCAGGTCGCGGACCAGCACGATCGTGTTGCGGTCGATGATGACCGCGTCGTCGCCGCCATCCACCGGCGGCTCACCGATTTCCGCGCGGGCCCGGTTGATCGTCCACGAGCCGTTGCGGATACGCGTGTCGCGGATCTCCTCGATCGTCTTCGAGTCACGCATGTCGACGTCCTTGAATTTCAGCGTCCAGTCGGTGATGCCGAAGCCCTGCTGCACGATCGCGAACACGATCTTCTCCAACACCAGCGCGGCGATCGGCCCACACGTGTTGGTCCTGAACATCTTGTCCTGGGCCTCGCCCGTGCCGCCGCCCAGATTCCCGGACTCGATCACGCCAGCCGCAGCCGGCGGAACGCCGTAGGTCGCGAGGACCTCGTCGCGTTTCTGATCCAGCACCGCCAGATACTCGGCGACCGCGCCCATCTTCAACTCGTGGACCTGCGCGCCGCCCTTGGTGGGGACGGGTGTGCCGATATTGCGCGGCCCGAGGTTCTTCGCCAGATACTGCGCGACCCACTTGTTGATCTCTTTGGTGTCCATCGACGCCGGGAAATCCACGTGAATCGACGGCGGGTTCCCCTTGCGGAAAATCTCCTTCACCGTCGCCGAGGTGAACAACCACACCGTGATCGGCAACAACGCCGCCTCGGTCGGCGACACCCCGTAAATCCCCGACCGGGGGCTGTCCAGTGAAATGTGGATGACCTCGTGCGGCTCGAACTCCGCCCGCTGCTGCATGTCCGTGACCTGCACGTAGCCCGACACCTGGCCGTGCGCGTCGGCGATCGGATACATGCTGGGCGCGTCCAGCGAATACAGGGCGACCGGCACCCCCGCCAGCCACACCACCTCGATGTACGCGTCGCCGAAGACCAGCAGGTCGACGATGATGCCGCGCAGCAGTTGCCGGATGTCCTCGCGCGGGTTGCACCACGCCAACAGCCGCTCGAGCGCGAGCACGTTCGCCGGCTTCGGCGGCACCTCCTGGTCGCCTTCGTCGTCATCGGCCGTGAAGTCGGTGACCAGCCCGCCGGCGGTGATCGTGCGGGCGATGGCGTTGACCGCCGCCCACGACCACGGGCACGTGCGGTACGCGTCGTACAACTGCCCGAGCAGTCCACGCCGGTCGTCGCCGGTGACGCCGCCCGAGTTCCGCTCATCCAGGCCGCCGTCAGGAATGGCGTACTCGAACCCGCGCCGCGTGGGGCTCGACGCCGGGGCCAACGTGACCGCGGGGGCGGCCTCGGCGACGTCACGGCGAAACAGGCTGCGGAACCGGTCGAGGGCGCTCACGGGGGCGACTCACCCCCGCCTTTGGTCCTACGTTCTGGTCACCACGCCACCCGGGCGCGGGGAGTCATCGTCGTCGACGTCGAACCAGCCGTGCTCGGCGCCCATGACGTCGACCGGCGGTGGGGTGGCGAAGTGGCCGAACGGCTGGTACGGCTCCACGAGGCCGGGCTCGGGCAGGTCGAGGTCGATGAACTGCGGACCGCCACCTATCGACATACACAAATACCTGACACTGTCCGGAATATGATCATCGGCGTTGGTGTCCGCGTCCTCAGGGTTCCCCACCGTGGCATGCGGCAACGCCGGCAACGTGCGGATGATCTCCGCGCAGGTCTGAAACACGTGCATCATCGGGCACGTCTCCCAACCCAGCGCCCGGTGCAGATCACACGCCGGCCCATCCGCCAGATACGAATGGATACGCTGCCAGCCGATGATCCGGTCGTTGTTCGCCGGCGACAGGTGCACACCCACCTCGGCGTACACATCCGCCGGGGACTTCGCCTCACCCTTCTTCGCCCACATCGACGGGTCCGCCGCCGAAAACGTGACCTGCTCACCGGCCTCGGCGGCCAGGATCATCCGCGCCTGGTCCCGCTCCGTGACCTGTGTCTTCGACAGGTCGCGGTAGAACCACAGACGGCCATCGTTGTCGATGGCGGCCCACACCACCGCGAACGGGGCCGCGTACCCGTAGTCAATGCCACGGGCGCGGCGCCACTCAGCCGGGATGGTTACCGGGGCGACGGTGTGCCGGTCATAACGCCATTCACTGAAACATTGGCCGCTGAACACGCTCCAGTCGCCGTCCAGGTACGCCCGGGCCAGTTTCTCGCCCAGCCCGGCAAGACCCTTGCGGTACTCATCGCCAATCTGCGGCGTGTCGGACACCTTCGCCTGAATGAAAATACGGCGCCGACCGTTGCGGTCCTCGTCGATTTCCTCGGCGCCGTAGTTGGTGGCCTCCACGTATTCGGTCTTGACGCGGGAGTGCCCGACGTTTCCGGGGTTGGTGGCGCTACGGACTCCCAGGCACGGCACCCCGGCCACACCGGACCGCACCCGGGAGTACAGCAGGTCGACCACGTCCGGCGGGATCGTGGTGCGCTCGTCAATCAGCAACAGGTTGATTTCCGCCGACAGCAACGCGGTCGCCTCGTTGACGTTCTTCGCATGCCCGAAGGTGAGGATGCTGCCGTTCTTAAAGACGAGCTCGTGGCGGGACCCATTCCACGACGCGGCAAGCGCCCGGGCGTTGCCGTAGCGGGCGAGCATCCGCAGCACCGACTGCTGCAACTCCGGGAACGAGCGGCGGAACCAGAACGCCTGCAAGCCGGGGAACCGCACACACGACCGCAGCGCGTACATGAGTAGCGATGTGCTCTTGGAACCGCCACTCGCTCCGCCATAAAGAACGTCCATGTTCAAATCGGGCAGCGCGAGAAACCGCGTCTGCGGCCCCGGGTTCGGCACGAACTCCAGCGCCGCGAACACGTCCACCGGCGGCGGCGGGGTGAACGCCGCCACACACGCCTGCCACGCCGCCAGATCAAGCCCCGACAGGTGCACCGCGACCGCCCCGACTCAGGCGACGGCGGACCGGTCGCAGCAGCCACCCATCCACTGCACCAACATGCCGCCGGTGTCCGTCAGATGCGGGGTGCGGTTGTCCGGCGCATCCGGGTGCGTGGCCCGCTGACACACCAGCGGGCCGTGACACCCACACTGAAACCCGCACGCGGTGGCCTCGCCGGCCGTCACCCTCTGACGCTCAGCGGCGAGGACGTCGGCGAGACTCGCCACCCGTCAGGCCCCGGCGGCCGGGGACGCGCCGAAACCGGACGGCGACCCGGTGCTGTCAACCGGCGGCGCCTCCGACACGGGCGCCTCGGCCGGGGGTGCCGGCTCCGTCACCGCCGCGTCGGCGGGCGGGGCAGGCTCGGTCACTACGGCCTCCTCGCCAGACGCGGTGTCGTCACCCTGCGCACCCTCGTCGGAGGCGGCGGCATCCTGCTCCGCAGCCA